ACGAGTGAATTTTTTTGGGCCAGCTTTTTTTGCTACAATTTTGCTTGGCATTTTCAAGTCTCCTTTGCCGCCTGGTTAAAATGAGTTTTACATAATCGTCTTTCTCATAATTCTCGTAGTATCCCATCTTTTCTAGCTTTTGACTAGCATCGTCCAATTCGGACAGTCTTTGCACAAACACCATAGTAAAGTCCGTTTGAAAAGCTAAAACCCAGACATCCATCTTGTTTAGAGCAAACCACTCATTCAACGCCATGCATGCAGATTCTATCTGTTCATACTTTTCTTCCGGCTCCTCTTCGTAACAAATTGTTACAGAATAGTTAGTATCAAAGTCCTTGCACTCTTCGGCTACCTTCTTCCAAAGATCACCCTCACATTTAACAAGCTTTAGTCTGTCATCCCTCAAAGCCTTCTTTGCATAGGGGCAGGGGGCAAAACCAGCGCCAGGATCAACTACGCTTAAATCCGTATCAACCCATTCTTGAATTAGGCTTTTGACCGTCGGCTTGTTTTCCTCGTGGGCATCTTTAGGGCACCTGCCATTTCTTTTCGGGGACATACAAACTTTCCTGCACTAGCTTTGATTACACCACCTCTTTTTTTAAACCCCATGTTGTTTCTAACAGAGGTGGGTAGCATACTTAATCCTTTTCCTTTTTTACCAGATGGCACATCTTTTAATTGTTTATCCACGTTTTTTTCTCCTTTTCAAAGATTTCACACGCCGAGGCTTGCCAGCCGGTTGCCCAAGACGTTTCTTCTGAGCGATCCTACTACGCTTTTCTGCCGCTGTCATTTCGCTACCAGTTTTAGGTGTTTTACTGGAAATTCTTTTAGAGGGGCGACAATATGGAGTACCCCGTTTTTCACCCTTGCGACGGCCACACGGTTTGCCCGTGCGCTGGTCCGTCCACTTTTCCTTAAACCATCTTTTAAGAGCGAGGCCCTCTTTCGTCTTGCGTACAGCCATTGTCTATTCCCTTGACTTCCTAATCGCATCTAAAGTCTCACGGACAGTAGGTGGCTTCTTTTCGTTAGGTTCATACTTGCACTGTATTTCCTTTGGAAAATACTCGATGGGGTCCAACCAAACACTGTCAACAGTATTGTTGGGTCCATGATATATGCAAACACGCTGATCGTCTATTATGTCACAGCCTTTAAGCCTGCACATAACATACTCAGGACTTGCCAGAGCTTTTGCGATTGTTCCTTTTAAGAAAACAGTAAAACCAAGCAACAGACATACGCCAAGAACACCCATAATAATCCAAGCAACGATCTCTACAAACTTACGTCTGCGTTGCCTCTGAATATACAAAGTTTCCTGACGTTGTTTTCTAATCTTGCCCTCCATAGCGATAAGCTCGTCCCACTTGGACTTGCCATACATCATACCTATGAAGTTTTTTAGATCAGTTCTTTGCTGTTCAGCATTGCGCTTTGCTGCAAATGTCTCCATCGCCTCTTGCTCAACGGACTTGCCAGCAAACAGCTTCTTGAATATTGGAGGGTTCTTGGCTTCTTTTTCTAACATGTCTAGGTCGCTGAGTGCGCCCATCCATCTGCCAAGATCAGATGCCATGCTCTCTATGTCACGACCTATCTGCATGCCTTTTTTTACGGCATTGAAAGCAGCAGTAGCTGTAGCCATGACAGTGACCGGATCCATCAGTAAATCTCTACGCTTCCTTCTTCAACATATCTAGGCACACAATAAGCCGTGACACGGTCCTTCGAGTCCATGTATTGAGAGAACCCGTAGTTACCGTATCTTTTTGAAACCTCAGAAGCATAGAAGTTACATTCTTTGATGGATCTAAAGTACATATCCCCACTAACTAACTTTCTATCTTCTTCAGTTCCTAAATAAACCATAAGCAAAAACACATGTATCAAGATTGTGTGACTGCACCTTTTGTTCGTTTTCTCTTTTCAGGCAGGATTGCTCCACACCCTCTCGCAACAGCAGTTCCTTTTACTGCTTTTCCATTAAATGCGCGCTTTGGTCTTTGTACGTGAACTCCTCCGTGCGCTTTTTTCTTTGCTTTCTTTTTCTTTCCGCCAGTTCCATAGTTGGCGGCTCCAACTTTTCTGCATTTCGCGATGGCGCCACTTGCATACGCCGACGGGAAAACGCGATATCGCGCCTTAACTTTGTGATAGCATGCATCTTTAGGCATCCTTTCTACCCCTCCTTATGCTTTCTTTACCTTGGCGGAAAATTCTTGCCACTTCTGTTTTGCCCATGACCTTCGCTCTTTGCTCACCCACAGTCAGGATTTGAATCTTTCTTGCAAAAGGTTTTCTAACTTTCTTAACTTTAGCAACTGTCGCTCTTGCATCTGCTGGAGTGGCAAACTTTATGCTAACGGTATCTTTAGGGTTCTCATCTGTATAAAGCCTGCGTCCTGACCCCTTTGGTTTCTTTCCTGTTCCAACCTTGGGATCTCTGCGTTTACGCTTTTGAGGTGGGTTAGATATCTGCTTTCTCATGTTGGATCGACTA